TCCCACTCGAACGGCTCGATGTCGAGCTCGTCATCGTCGATGTAGTCGATGTGTCCGCTGTCCCGCCAGATGACGGAGACGACGTAGGCCACCGCCAGGACGGCCAAGATTGTGTAGAGGGTCATCGGTCAGGAGAGGCCGAAGATAATGTGGATGAGCGAGAACTCGGGCGGCAGGACGAGAGCGTCAACCACCAGGATGATGGGGAACGCAATGATCCCCCGCATGGGACGAAGTTTCATGGGAGCAGCTAAGGCTAGGAGTTTTCCTGGTCCCGTCGCCGGACCCAGAGGTAGAGGTCCACCACACCCAGGAGGGCGAGGAGACCGAGGGTTAGATGAGAGAGGGTCAGTTCCACAGGAACACCACCCCATGGGGCGTCAGGAGATAGTTCGCCAGGCGCATGAGGAATTTCTCCGCCAGCTCGTCAGAGCCGTCGGGGGCGACGTCCCCATCGGGACACATAAGGCTCATCGGCTCGATGTCCCAGCCCGTGCTGCGCTGAACCAGTTCGAGGCAGAGGACCGCACCTTCGTTGAGGTGCACCTCCAGCGCGAAGCGCTCCGTGCCGAAGGGCGGAGTCCAGCTTGCTCCGGGCAGCGCGAGGCTGACCTGGAGGAAGTCGTCCTGGAAGACGTAGATGCCCTGACAGATGTCAGAGAAGCTATCGAAGGGGATCATGAGCGGACGTCTGCCTGCCGGATGGCGTTCTGCAGTTCAGCCACCACCTTGCGGACGGCGGCGGGATTGAGGGGCCCCTGACCCATCTCTGCCAAACGGGCAGCCTGGTCCAGGGTGTTGAGGATCACATCGATCCTCTGCTTCGGGGGAAGCTCGGTGAGTTGTTTTTCCATCGGTCACCTCCTAAGGTGGATTCGGTAATAAGGGCTTCAATATACTTATGCCACAAACGCCCCTGATTTGGCATCCCTGTACACTATGAATGAGGCCCCAACGAACCGATATGGACATTCTAGAGAAACTAGCTGAGATCTTCACGGCCAAGATGCCTGACCGCAGTGCAGGCGTCCCCTACATGGCTGAGGACGAGGGAGAGCGTGATAAGGACGCCCGTCGCCGGTTCACTGAGGGGATGCGCCGTAAAAAGAAAGCCAAGGAGGATGACTACGCAGCCTCCACCCTCACCCGTGACCACCACGGGGACGCCACCAACACCCGGGTTTTTGAGAAGGACACCCCCCTTCGAGGACTGTGAGCACTAGTCTAGGCAACGCATATAACGCGCTCAACCTGTTTTACTCGGGCACCTTTGACCTGAGGGACGGGGATGAGCCCGCTGTGTGGCAGCTCAGCGGCTTCGGCAACACAGCGGCTAGCTCCTATGAGCTCCGCGACCGTGGCCTGGAGGTGGTTCTAGGATCTAGAGCCCCCGTGGTCATGACCCAGAACTTTTCTCGGGTCACGGCCCCCTTTGATTTTACGCTGCCTCTGGCGGGCGGCTTGCTGCCTCAGATGGCCCCGGGCTACCAGACACGGGTGGGACGCCCCCTACCTGTAGAGGTGGATATGACCCTGTCCTTTGATGTGACCGTGGAGTCAGGCCGTCCTGGGTTCCGGGTCCTATATCGTACGGAGCAGGTAGGCTCTAGTGACGCCCCGTCGCAGTACTACGGGTCTGACGAGTATGAGCGGGCCTCTGAGGGGTCCACTACCCGAATCAACCTGCCTTTCCGCGTGGACTCAGCTTCAGTAGCCGAGGTCCTGGCTGATGTAGGCCTGGAGATGCAGTCGGATACGGCATCAACGTTTGTAATTGATCGCCTGATGCTCGCAGCAGGGAACTACTCCTCACTCCCATACACGGGGGACCCCTTCACACAGGTGTTCCCCGCAGGCTGCATCGTTATGACTGTTGGGCAGGCCTGCCCTACTGGGTTCAAAGAGCTGGGCGACGGTGATAAGCCTGCACCCGCTAGCTGGGACAAGGGGGAGCCGGGCATCCGCGCGCGCCTGGGCAACTACCCCCGCTCAGGCACCGACTTCGCAGGAGACCCTCTCCACGCCTCCGACTCCTCCAAGGTCCAGCCAGGTTCTGAGGATACAGCAGAATACGAGAGCTACGACGGTCGCCTCTATCAGGAGTACGCAAATACCGAGGATAACCAAGGCGGCCCTCACGTATTCACGATCAACACGCAGAACCCGGACGTGGATAAGTCAGAGACGCATGAGCACGACATCGGTCCTGCAAAAACTCGCCCCCTATCGATTGGCCTCCTTTTCTGTGAGCGACAGTAGTGCATAGTAACGACGCAAGACACGAGCCCTCTCTCGTCCAGAACGGGTTCTTCACCCAGGGCCTCTCTCACTGGTTCGGCTCCTTCCTTCGCCACAGGTGGGTGCCTACCGAGTCGGGGGATGCGGCTGCGAAGTACCACGCAGAGATCTACCCGGAGCGCCTGTCGGCGTACCCTGAAGGTATCCGCGCAGGCATCAACCAGTTCCTGGACCTACCGGAGCTGTATACCTACCCCGCCCGTCGCGTCGCCTCCCTGATGCGCCTACGGGGCCTGGGCAACAGCCGCTTCCTACTAGACGCGCAGGAAGGCGCCTCTACGCTCAATGGAAGGCCCGTGGTTGCGGGAGATCCCACCGCCGCCGGTAAGCGGTTCTACTTCCAGCACCCGTTCCTGTACCGCGATGCCACCCGCACGGTTTCAGTGCAGTCTGGTGAGCCCCTGCAGGTCGTCCCGTTCAACCAGGACGTGGGGATCCAGCCGCCCTCAGGGTTCCGCGCAGGACCACTCATCCTTGATAAGAGCGTCACGACCGATCAGGAGTTCGCTGCTCACGTTCTGACGGCCTCGGCTAGCGCAGACCTCGACGCTCAGCTAAGCAGTGCCCGAGACTTCCCGGGAGTAACCGCGCGCGTCGGCGACCCCCAGCAGCTCGCCCAAGGCAACCTGACCTTCGACGGCAGCAACGTCGGGTCGATGGCGAGGTTCCCCCGTACTGACGGTCGGGGTGTGGGCATCAAGCTCGGCGACACTATCAGCTTCGGTAACGGGGTCACCTTGTTGGCGAGCAGTGACGGCCGCATCGTTGACAATGGGTCCTACCAGCTACAGTACAAGAACATCGTTGGGGCCACGGGCGCATCCTTCGGGGGCGCATTCCTCAGCACTGACTGGACAGTCTACCCCGAGGTGACCGTAGACGTCACCTATGGGATGCCACTGTATCAGTATGACTTCACCCTCGCCTACTCCTACAAGGGTACCGCCCCGGGCAGCTCCCGGATTGAGTTCCTTGGTCTGGGAACGGATGGAACGATCAGCGGTGTAGGCACCGTCGTCGAAACTATCCCAGCTACGCCCGCTGAGCGGGTGGACTTCAGCGTGCGATCCGAGGCCTGGATCCGGCGCTTCGAGCATATCGTCGACGAGTTCGTTGAGCCTGTGGCCGGACGAGCCTACCTGAACATCCCACCGGCCCCTCCAATCTTTAACTCCAGCGGGGCCTCTTTTGAGATCAACCAGGCAGAGATCGTGTCACTAGCCGAGCCGGGCCAGCCGACGATCGACTACGGGATCCAGTTCCAGTCAACAAGTGGTGTTCCCGCGGGACCCGGACTGCGGATCACGGGAGTGGACGCAGCCTACGATGTCGTTAGTGCGAACGAGAGCGTGCTAATCCCCCGTAAGTACGTCGTCAGCACCGAAAATGCGAACCCCCAAACGGACCTCAACAACGCGCCGAGTATTTACCTGACCGGGTACCTGCACTCCCCGAGTGGAATCGACTTCCCCGCAGGATCCTGGGTGCGTGCCTTGCTGGGGCTTCGTGGCCCCTTTACCGTTGTCGAGTATGGGACTAACGAAATCACCATCGAGCTTACTGAACTACAGGACTCTTTGGTTGAGTACAACGGGTCGGGGCTCACCGTCACCGCGGCCGAGACTATCCTACGTGTTGCTAGCAGCCTAGACGGCCAAGTACCCTACATTCAGGTTGGCGACCTAGTTAACGTGGATGGTGATTTTGTGGGCCTGAATGGCGTCTCGAAGTTTGACCCTCTGCTGGAACTGGATGGGCTTCAAGTCGTGGATGTGATTCATGACACGGCGCCCACGACGGGCTTCACGCCGACCCTACAGGTTTACATCAGGACAGAGCGCCCTACGGTGATCACGGATACCTCTGGTATAGACGGGATCATAAGCAACGACCTCAACAACCCCGGGCCCGGCGGTCTTCGCCAGCTTGTAGCGGCGTCCGATTCGGTGCGCGTAGGTAATGTGTCGCTCTGGCGTGGGTACCGCTACCACCGGCTAGCGAACACGGATACAGCTGACACGCTCAGCACTATCATGAGCGCGGATCTCTCAATCGACCCGCTCAACAAGACTGCTCTCGCGGAGGACACTGTGTTCCCTAAGGGCGCTGTGGTTCTTTACGCAGGCGGCGGCGCCTGCCCGGTGGGCTACACCCCGCTTCGCGGCGAGGTCGAATCTAACACACTAGGTCTGGCAAACATTCAGACTCTCCCCCTCCCCCTTCTGGCCGATAACGTCGTATATGACGCCGTCACAGACACGACTACCTTGAGTTACCCTGGGCAGTCCTTCGACCAGCTAGATGACCAGGGTGAGCCGATCCTGATCCCGAACACCGCGGCGGTAGTCACCTCCCCGCTCTTCGGTCTGACGACCGCGGAGGGTGACCCCATCTACCGGCAGGTTCGTCTACAGAGGTTCCGGCAGCTGATTGAGCCCGGCATGAGCCTGCGCATCCCGGCGATGCGCTACGATGAAGGCTCCTCGCCCCTGGTATCGGCCACAAACAATGACATCACGTCGGTCGACGTAACAGGGCCCACGGCAAACGCTGACCGCGGTCACCTGGTGGTCGATGTACAACCAATCCTCAGAAACGAGGGTCAGACAGTGTCCGGCTCTGCGAAGGCCCGCCGAGTGGGGAGTCACCCCAACAACATCTTCATCACAGGACCCGCTACGCTGCAGAACCGGTACGGTGGCGGCTTTGGGTCGATCCAGTATCCGGCGGTCAACCCCTCGTACCTCGATGTCACGGAGGTGGATGCCCGGAGTCAGCACCCCGAGCTCTACCCCGCAGGGCCCCCTGCGTCGCAGCAGACCGTGACCTTCGCCGAGGTGTTTGAGGGAGCTGATACGCCCTGGACAGGACCCCGTGTCGGTATGCTTCGTACCAACAGTTTGAGGACCGACGGGTTCCGTCTCCAGTGTTCAAACTACTTCGACGAGTCCGCGAACACGGCCGGGTATAACAAGACCATCACCATCGACGAGCTTGGTGGTGGCATCTTCCTAAGTGAGGACAACAACGCGATCTACGACCTAGAGAACTACGAGTTCGAGGGTCAGAACCAGCGGCTGCAGGGACGCGATGTTATGTACGCCCGGTGGTACCGGTACAACTCAAGCGACAACTCCTTCACCCTGCGGGATAACTTTGTCGCTATCGTCCAGCGGCCCTCGGGTAACATTAACTCCGGCTGGAACGTGTATCGGTACGACCGTCGAGTCTTCCGGGATGCCCTCAATGGTAACGCCGCTTTCGATAACGGTACCCCGGTGGGCACCAGCTTCCTCATCCTACACCCGGTCAAGCTTTACGGCGCCGCGGGTGTCCCGCAGATACTTGGTAAGGCGCCCACCCCACCGGGCGGCCTTGACCAACCCATCGGGGTTGCTGACGGTCTGACGCAGTCACGACTTTCACTGGAGCCGGACAAGGTCTCTTGGGTAACGGAGAATCCTCAAGCAGGTATCCGGATCACCGTCGCAGGTAAGCTGGGGATCCCCGCAGGTGTGACGGAACTGCCAGTTACGCCAGCAGGCTACCTCCGATACGGCGACGAGGACACGCTCCTAGATTATGGGGCGGGCGGCCACACCCACCGTATCATGCCCAACACGGACCTGAGCATGGACAACCCGATTCCCCGCCTGCACAGGACCTTCCAGGGGCAGTACTTCCCCGTACGCCTGCCCGTAGAGCATGGGCACGGTTCGTTCGAGACTCTTCGCTACCCGCTACCCGCTGCTGAGCTGTTTGGCCTCTGCATTAAACTCTGATGGCTACTATTCACAGTCAATATTCGCCGTTCCCGCACGGATACAACCTCCTGAACAATGGCGGCTTCACCCAGTACACTGGGCGGCATGCCTTTGTGGAGAACACAGCCGCTGACAGGACGCCCGAGTCCGCCGAAAAGGTGGACGCGAGTCTATACGGCCCCGTTCGCGTCGGTTTTCCTCTAACAGGCGGCCAGGATCTGGGATTTTGGCGCTTCACAGGGCCGCAAGCCCGTGGTTTGGTGTCCCCAACCGACGAAAGGGGGGATACACGGACCTCTCGGGACGGCGGAAACCTCCTGAAGATCCAGTTTGTGGAGGGCGGTGAGCTGCTGATGGAGCAGGAGCTACTAGATACCCGCCGTTTTGAGGGCGCCGATATCAGTGCAGCCTTCACGGGCGTGTTTTTGAAGGGGGAGCCACTCATCGAGGGCGTTTTCGTGGTCGATGATGTCGAGTTCTCGGTATTTTCCGTCTCGGCAGCGGCCTTCGGCGACTACCGACGGGTCGGCGGGCACTTCACCTGCCCTGAGCAGGCCCAGAAAGTCATTTTCCGCCTCAAAATTACCGGTCAGGTGGGTGAAGAGTTCTGTATCGGGGGCGTCAGCGCCCTTCTTGGGTATCGAATTCAATCCGCCCCGTTTGTTTCCTCTTTTATCGACCGGGCGGTACCCTCTGGGGTAACCTATATGGTAGCTGGGGAGGCTTGCCCACCGGGTTATTACCAGGTTGAGGACGGCCGAATGGCTCTAGTTTCTGGAACCACCCCGCTGCAGCGAATCAACGGTCAATTTGTCGATCAACTTGGCCTAGATCGCCACGATCACAACCCGATTACGCCTAACACACTGACGGAACCTACTAGCGCGCTCGTCAACACGGTAGTCCCGCTAGGTTCTGGTGACGCTCAGTTGACACACGGGGCGCCTTTCCAGCAGTGGCCCAGCAGTGTTCAGTTCAACCCGTTCCCGGACGAGGTTGCCGTGACTGTGCTAGGTGAAAGGCACTCCCATCGCATCAACACCGAGATGGATTGCCTGCCCCCGACCTTCCCCGTCAGATTCTGCAAGAAACTGTAATGGTATCCAAGACCCTACCCACTTTGATCGACCGACTTTCCGCCGCAGGGATCACCAAGATCAACTGTGGGTACCGGTACTACACCCTGGAGGTCAAAAAGGCGCTCGTAGTCGAGAATGACGCCTGCTGGGGCATGACCGACTTCGAGAACGGGATCATCGGGCTGACTCCCACTAAGAACTACTGCCTCGCCCGCGAGACGCTGCTCCATGAGCTGATGCACGTCGCGCTGGAGATGGCTGGTGTTAGTGATGAAGAGGCCACACAGAAGCTACCTGTGATGACCAACGAGGAGCTCACCACACGAGTCAGCCGTACACTCCTCCTCCTAATCAACCTCAACCCCGAGCTGTTCGCGATTATCAATGAACCACCGCCGCAAAAAGCAAGTGAAGGTTAAGCACTACTACAAGTGCGAGAGCTGCTCCTCCAGATTCCATCTAGCTGAGCAGGAGCCTGGCAAGGACCCGTACCCCCGGGACGAGGATATGCCCAAGCAAGAGAATCTTCTACTGTGCTTCGTGTGCCGACGCGATATTGATAAGAACTTCGCGGACGTAGTCGATTCATATGAGCAGGAATCCTAGTCTGTTCTTCTATCGTCGTGACTGCCACCTGTGCATCACGGCAGCTGAGAAGGTGGGCGAGTTCTACGCGGAGAAGGGTGCGCCCCTGATCTACCGCCTGATTACGCCAGAATACTATGGCCTGATCCCGGGTCTCCCGGCACTGGTCATCAGAAAAGACGTATTTAATACCGATAAAGAGATCATTCTTGTCGGCTCAGATATGGTGCAGCATCTACAGGGCATCGAAAAAGCTAAACTATAAACAGTATGAACTGCAACGGCTGCACCGCTAACTTCGAGACAGGTCTCCCCACCTCAATGGTGTATGGGGACACTATGCACTGGATTGTCACTTTCAAGGACGACAGCGGTGCTGCTATTGACACGAGCGACTTCGACATGTACCTGATCCTCCGGGACGGTATTGACGCAGCTTCCTCGACGTTCATCCGCACGATCACCACGACAGTGCCCCCCGGCACCGACGACGCCCTGGCCGGCCGGGCTACGATCACCCTGGCTGCCGAGGATAGCAAGGACATCCCTATCGGGAAGTACTACTACGAGTTCAAGCGCGTCATCACGTCCGTCACCCCCGTTGACGTATTCACCTTCGCTAGCTCCAGCAACCTTGCCTTCGAGGTCAAGCCGGGTACTACGGTCCTGACGTCGTAAGCGAGATGAGCTCCAACACGGGTACGACGACTATATCGAGCGGCGGCGGTTCGGTCAGCTTCGGAACCAACTCAGGTTCTGCTGAGTTTGGCTCAAACTCCGGCTCGTCTGCGGTCAGCAGTGCGACCTTTGGCGGGTCAGCCCCCGGCGTAGCTGGTCCCCGAGGCCCTGTGGGGGCGGCGCAGACCACGGGCACCCGCGTCATCCAGGCCCCGGCAGCTGGCCGATACTACCTGGAGTTCTTCGACGCAGAGACCACGATCGACAAGATTTTGGTACTCGTCCAGGGCGATGCCGCCACGGTGACCTACAACATCCGTCAGGGGGCTAACTTCAAGGGAGTCGGCACCCAGCTCTTTGCGGCTGACCGGACGGACGTGGATGGGGCAACAGGGACCATTCTGGTACCTGGCGACATGGTTGCAGACTCAAACACCCTGGCAGCCAACTCTCACCTCTGGGTAGACGTGAGTGCCATCACGGCAGACGCGCTGATCATTGCGGTATTCTACACCCCAGGGACCGTCTCCCCACTAGCCGACTTCGGCATTGAGGTGGAGAACTCCGAGTCCGGGACCGCGATTATCCCCCTGACGGATATTGTGTGATGGTAGGGGCAGTTGGCCCCTCCGCTTTGATCTCTAGAAGCTAAACTAGATATAGCTACCTGAGTCAAAGCACATGTACATCACATCAGTAGACACCTCTATCCAGTTCCTCGACGCTAATGGGGCGGCGACATCCGTGAACGCCCTGTCCGGCGTGGTGCGTAACTCCATTGGCGAGGTGGTTCAGACCCTTGTCCTCAACGACATGGCGGAGGACAGTGTCGGGCTGTACACCAAGACGCTCGATGTCAGCGACTCAAACGTCTTCCCAGGCACCAGCCTGACGATTGTCTGGAGCACGACGGACCCTAATGGAACTCCTGAGGTGGCTCGCCAGACCTATGCGATCTTCGCGGAGCACCCCTCCTACGTCAGGTCCAGGTACCTCATCTGGGAGCCCAGCCCCCTCAACAGCGCACTCTATGGCTACCAGGTGGAGCGGCAGCTTCCCAACGAGGCTGAGTACACTGTGATCGGCAACACGACGTCCAACTACTTCTTCGACGAGACGGAGTTCGACGTACCGGCCACGTTCCACCGGGCCAAGTATCGGATCTCTGAGCTGCGGTTCGGCAACGACTCGGTACCTACGGCGACCATCACGGGCATCACTTTCAAGCGTGTCGAGTCGCCCCACCAGCACTGCCGCCTCTATGGCCGCATCACCGACGTACAGGGATCTGGCTACCCGGCCATGATCAGCTTCTTCGTTCACGAGGTCGACACTCCTCAGGAGATCGGCGGCTCGCACCTCATGCGACGGAACGAAGTCAACGTATACCCCAACGCTCGCGGAGAGTTCTCAATCCCGCTTGTCCAGGGAGCCCTCGTCACAGCAGAGGCTTCTGACATCTGCGTCAACGCACGCTTCGTTGTACCGCGCGAGTACTCGTACAACTTCAAAGACCTAGAGTTCTACCCCCTTGCTACTACCTATCGGGCCCAGTAATGCTTGAATTCAGTACAAACCTCAGATTCAACCTACCCGCCGACGGAAGTTTCCCGGGCGAATGGGGTGACCCGCTCAACGCGAACTTCATCACGATCGATGACCTGTTTGGGCCGCAGGGACATGATCACTCTGGCGAGGCTGGTATGGGCCCGAAGCTCAATCACGCTAACCTCCTTGGTATCGGGATCAACAGCCACGACGCCATTGACGCGCACATGGCTTGCCTCGACCTGCACCAGGATATCCAGATCGGCGCCGTTATTGAGGAGGGCGGGGGCACGTACCTCAACGTTAGTGAGCTCCGCTTCGCTAACAGCACGGTCACATCTCTGGGCTCTGGCGTTGTTGTCGTGACCCCGACGGGTGGCGGTGGCGGTACGCCCCTTGAGCAGTCCGCCCCTGTGGTCCACTACGACGCGTTCTCGGCCCCCGTCGGCACGCCTCTGACCAAACAGAACTACATCGTCTTCTCCGGTGGGGGCAGCCCCCCGGCGTATGTCAGCTCCTCCGAAGGTGGAGTCGATGTGGGTGACATCACAGTTGGCGCCGGTGTATCAGGCTTTTGCACCAACCTACTTGATGGGTTCCACCCGCATAGCATCGTTCAGCGCGTGGGTGTTGTGGTGGCGGAGCACCAGCCGACCACCCCCCTGAGCACGGATAACTGGGAGCTTCAGCTGCATCTGCTGGCCTCAGACAGGCCGGAGTCGTCCTCCCTGTCATCACCTGTACGGGCAGGGGTCAGCCTCCGCCTTCGCGTTCAGGACGGAGTCACTACACCGGTTCTGAACCTGGACATCCGTGCTCAGGCTATCAACGGGCTCAGTGCCACCTACTCCACGCCGTTCCCTGCCCCGTCAGGCTTCGATGGCAGCGTCTGGAACGGCCTGCCTTACCAGTACATCAACGGCCACCACGAGTTCAGCCTCTCGATTCCGCCCAACAACCCGAACAACTTCTACCTCAACTACTACTACAACAGCGGCCTCATCTTCCGTCACGAGTTCACGTCAGGAGACTCCATGCACGCGGCTGTCATGTCGCTAGTAGATGATCTCAAGCTTGTAGATGCCCCCACTGGCCAGGACCCGCACCTCACTCCCGACTTTGGTCGCGTTGGCTGGTCAATGTCGTACAACTTCGCCTCGACCTCAGGCACGTTCCGCAGTAACATTAAAGCGGTCATGGCCTCCAGCACAGGTGAGCAAGAGACCCCCCGCGTCGTTGAGCTTCCCGACGGCGTAGAGACGGCCGTCCAGGTGTGTGGCGGCACAGGTCCCGCGAGCGGCACCGTCGTCGGCGGAGACTTCGACCCCGACGCTGACGGACCCCTATACGGTAACTGGACCGTCGACAGTACACTAGCAGCCGGCGCAAACGGCTTCACTGCTGCGGGCGCGGGTTTCGTAATCTCCGATGGCGGTACGACCCGAAACATTTACTGTGACCTCCCGCAGGGCCAAGACGCTACGAACGGTAACACCGTCTCCCCAGGCGTGTGCATCAAGCCCCTATTCAACGACCCCCTGACGCTGCGAGGGATCGACCTACCTCCGGCGGAGTTCGCTGACATCAAGTTCTTCCCAGGCTCCGGGAGCACGATCAAGGATGAGTGGTACCTGGGCGGTGTGGGGTCTGCGATTGGTGAGAACACGGAGCTGCCCCTTGAGTTCCTTACTCTAGACTCCAGCGACACTAATGGTAACAGCACCGGCAACGCGGTCCTTGAGAACCGTCAGGGAAGCCCTAACCAGCCGACTCAATACACCGCCAGGATTCGCGGGGGCGGGCGACTCCCGTTCGCCCAGAAGATCTCTGTCAAGATCACCTCTAAGTACAACCCAGCCTACAACACCACAATTACGGACGCGTTTACCATCTGCCGTAACCAGCCCAACCTCCCGGGAACGCCGTCGCAGACGTTCCGGTTCGACCCGACCCTGCCGGACCCGACGGCGGCGGTGGACCAGTGGGTACCTCTCGGCGGGGGCACCATCTGTGAGGGTGAGTACTTCGCTTTCTTCTTCAACGGGCAGAACCTCTCTATTGGTGAGAACTTCTGGTCGGGTGGTAACCGGTTCGTGAGCCCCTACTGGGGCATTGAGGATACCACGTATGGTGGTACGCAGGCGATCACCGTTCCCGGCAGCACGTTCCAGATTCTGGATAGTCGGTTCTACCGGGGCCGTTTCCGACGGAGCGGGGGCGACGTACTCTTCCTCGGTCAGGACCCCAGCACAGGGAGCGTTGACGGCTGGACCGTGATCCCGCAGGATAACTCTGACGTCGAACTGAATACTCAGGAGGGTCTCCTCGTACTTGGCCGACTGAACGCGGACGCCTGGTCTCCCGGCACTAACGCGGATATCAAGCTGTTGATGGATGTGCCCGGTAGTACCCAGGAGTACACCATCGTCACCGGAGCCCAGATCAAGCCCCACGCCCCGGTCATCGATACGGGCAGCGGCACTATCGACGACCGGACAGCTGGCGGTACCCCGACCATCTCGTTTGAGGTCGACTACCCGGATGATGACTTCACCGTCTACTTTGATGGCGGAGGCTGGCAAGGGGCCAACGTGGGCGTAGGCCTCACAACAGGCGACACCGGGGTCACAGTGGTCAGCGTTGGCGGCTTTGAGCAGCGCGAGCGGTGGACTATCGACACCTCGCAAGTCACTGGACTCACCCTTGACTCTGCTGCGAGTGTATCCATCCTCGTCTATGGAAAGAACGAGGCGGCCTTCGCTGCCTTCGGCGCGGCTAACGGGCAGTCAAACAACCTCGGCTACGACAGCACGGACGAGACCCCCGACTCCACGCCGGTCCTCGACTTCAAAGGCCCGTTCGTACTCTACGAGGACGCTCACAGCGGTAACGTCCTATATGCGAACCTCAACATTTGGATCGAGGACGCTACGCTGGAGGCTAACCCCACCGCTGAGCTTCTTGACGCCTCTGATGACTCTGTGGTAACAGACAGAGACTTCCGTGGGTTATTCCTTGAGGAGGTGCCGACGCCCCCAAGTATTCCTGCGGGCTCTACGTCATACGTCTTCCAGACGGCTATTGTGAACTTCGCCCCCTTCACCGGCGCTGGCGCCCTGCCAGCCGCGGTCAAGCTGCGGATTACGAACCCAGAGGGCGGCTTTGCGGACACACCTGCGATCACGGTAGACCAAATGCCTATCCCGTCCATCTCGCGAGTGTCCCTCGATCAGGTCGGCGTCAACGTAGAGCTTCCCGCGGCTGGTATTGACCAGTTTGGTACGCTTGACGTGTACGTCGACGTGCAGGACCCGTTCCGCTACAACGTATCCCAGACACAGTTCGAGCTCGTGTTTACTGACGAACTGCCACTCGGCAGCGCGCCGACCCTACAGGGTTTCGTCGAAGACGGTGACCTCGGAAGTAATCTATACCGCTACCGACTAACGCTGGCGAATCTTGGCGGGATCAGCGGCGGTGATACTGTTGGTGTCAAGCTTGTGAGTACTTCACTAGGGGGCCAGGTATTCGAGACCACGTCCTCGGATATCACGTTCACATCTTCTATCAGTGTAGACTCCGAAACCTCTACCATCCCTGATCCTGTCGTGGGCCGCTACGTGGGTATCGACCTCCGGGGCGATTTCCAGGCTTCCGACTACAGCACTACGGACACCAACATCACCGTAGACCTATTCGATTCTGCTGTCGGAGGCAACTCGCTTATCAGCGGCGCGATGACGGTGTCTCAGTTCAGTGCGGAGCAGATTTTCTTCACAGGCAGGATGGCTGATAACCTCTTCCCAGGCAACGCTTTCTGGATCGAGGTCAACCTGGTAGCCGACGGCGTAACCGAGAGGGTCCCCTCAGGGACCGCCCAGATCGTGGCTCCCCCGGTCCCCCTGATCGATAATGCCACCTTCAGCTCCCTTACTGCAGGCGCGTCGGGCGTGACGCTCACTATCGAAGGGGACAACCTCGGCCGAGGCGGTCCCGGGACGATCCCCCCAGGGCCCGGATCACCCCTGGACTTCGGATACACCCTGCTACCGGAAAGCGCCTTCACCAACCCCGGCGCCCTGAAGGCAGGGACCTTCGGCACCGACAACCTGGTTGAGTTCGAGGGCATCAACATCTCCTCCGCGGCCCAGGGCACCGCCCTGTCCATTCGGATCGACTACCTCGGCGGCTACACCATTGACCTCCCGCTCAACGCCACCGTGGGTGGCGCTGGCGGCGGGACAACTCCCGGGACGAGCGGACTCACCACGGACGGTGACGAGGAGAGTGGGGGCGACCCGGGGCAGTTCCGAAGCTCTGGCTCTACCACCACCTTCACTATCAGCGGCTCAGGTCTGGGCTCCGAGAACGTAGCCACCGACGACGGGAGCTCCCCCGTTCAGCTGGTGGTTGCGGGCTTCTCCAACAATGCCGGGGGCGACCTTCCCGAGAGCCCCCCAGGGGCGGCCCTCCACCCAGACGTCACTAACAAGGCTTTCACGGATGTGACGATTGTTTCACAAAGTGATACAGAGATCGTCGCTCGTGCAACGCTGAGCAACATTTTTGTTGACACAAAGCTGCGCGTACGCCTTAGCCGCCCGGCGTCACACCCCGACGGTGCTGGCTACTGGACCGACGAGGAGATTGACCTCATCACCCCGGGTGACGAAACGCACCCAGGCATGACCCTGGATGGCCCTAGCACCACCCTGCTGGCACCCAACAGCATCCCGTCCGTGGGCTCAACCCGTCGAGACTTCGCCACGGCTTTCCAGACAGCACTTGGCCCCAACTCTGACGGATCTACCTTCAGCGTCACACTACGCCTGACCCAGGCCCTCACGCAGGCTCCCGTCGTTGTAGCTGTCCCCGACCCCACCTATGGAGCGACCCTGAGTGGTATCACGGTAACCCCGACGGCGAGCCCGTTTGAGTGGCAAATTTCTGGACGAGTTCCTACGCCCAGCCAGGTTAATGGCTATCCTGCTAGTACGTGGCGTGCCGCATTCCCGGTATCCGTGGGCCTGACACTGCGTAATGGCATCCCCATCGCCAGCGCTGTTCTGGGCTCACCCCTGACGTTGTCCCCCGGCGGCGGCGGCGCCACCCCGATTCCCTGAGCGGTATACTACAAATAGCCGGATAACCCAAAATGACTGACATCACCGACACCCTAGCCAAGATTGCTGCGGCATCCATGCTCAAGACTGCGGCCCCTGCTGACCAACAGCAGGCGCCTGCAGAGCAGCAGCCTATGGAGCAGCAGCCCATGGAGGCCCAGCCCGACGTTGTCGAGCAGGACAACATGCGTCTGCAGAACCTGCTCAACAACCTCCAGCTCCGTGCTGATGTAGTCAAGGCCCAGCGCTCACTGGAGAAGCTCCAGCAGCCCAAGCGCCGGGCAGCCAGGCCTGCGGGTGATCCTGACATGCCTCAGCCTGAGGGCCGAGCTATCCCCCAGGAAGATATGACAGGTGCTGCCCTCACCAGCATGATGCAGAACACGCCCAAGATCAAGCGTGACCTGGCACCCCGTGAGAAGAAAGAGACCAAGCAACGCCGTAAGGAGACCTCCAAGGGCGTTGACAACACCGCTGATGATAAGGCCGATCGGGACCGCTCACTAACAGAGCCCGTATCGGAACCGAGTAACGAGTCATGACAAAAGAACTCTTCAAATTTGCTGGCGCAGTCCTAGACTGCTACGATGACCCGGCCTTCATCGACAGCGTTCAGGCCAAGGCTTGCTTTGACAAGCATCTCGTAGCCCCCGAGAAGGTCGACGACCTCCCTGACGAGTCCTTTGCCGTCAAGATCGCTAGCCGCTCTGGCTACCGTCGTCGCTTCCCGATCTACAACGAGGCAGCCACCAAGGTCTCTTGCCACTACTTCGACCTGAACTACGACGACCTCCCCGAGGAGATCCAGAAGAGCGCAGGTTACCACATCGCCACCGCATGCGACAAGTTCGGAATTGAGCTCTCCGAGAACCTTCAGAAGCACGCTGGTGCTCCTGCAGACTTCCGCGTTGAGCAGGTGACCACCCGTCGCGCTGACCCCCTCATTGGTCTTGACCAGCTCACCAAGATGGCAGAGGAACGGCTCGCCACTGAGCTTCCCAAGATGCGTCCTGAGAACCGCGTCAAGGCTGCCACGTCTTTCTACAAGTCAGCTGGCACCGTTGGCCGTCAGGACATCTGGGACTACGTTGAGAAGCCCGTCGCCGGACCGATGCTTGAGGGTGCCCTCGACGACCGCGCCGAGATCATGAAGTCGGCCTCCGCTGAGATGCGGGCCCTCTTCGACGAGGTCCGCAGCCAGATCGAGGAGCTTCCTGTCAACGAAGCCATCGCCTCCCTGGAGTCCTTCGACAAGTACGCTGGCCTCCGTGAGCGTTACTCACAGGGCCTCATCGACCCCCAGCTCGCCGCCTTTGGTGGCTGGCGCACCCCCAAGTTCCGTGAGGAGCTTGCTGAGTTCGAGCAGTCCAAGGTCGCTGAGATTATGGACGGCCAGACTGGTCAGCGCGTTGATCCTGAGACTGCCCGGGGCATGTCCATGGAGAAGCATCTCAACAACCTGCAGCAGCGCTACCCCAAGGGCAGCGAGGCCTTCAAGAAGGCAGCAGCTGCTGGAATCTCCGACGATATGGAGCAGAAATACGGTCCCAACTATATCAAGGCGCGTAAACTACACTTCAGTTCCTGATATAGGTGATGCTTCGTGGACTGGATTTTTACTGCTGAGGGAGTTCCGCCCAAACTCTATAACAAAGTACTCACTCGTGAGTTTGGCGCCGAATGGCAGACTTGGCTCCCCGAGACGCTGATGCAAGAGATCAAGCGTGTCTGGGGAGTCGACGTTTCAGACAACGTAGCGAACAAGCTTGGTGCCTACGTGGTCTTCCTCACCACCGACGAGTTCATGCACAACGCTTCGGCGTTCGAGCACATTGTTCAGGCGATCAACGACGCAGCTGTTGATCCCACGATCCTCACTCTGAGCTCTCCTTCCGAGATCGTATACGCCCTGCTCATGCTGGGCCCGATCGACGGTAAGCTGTTCGAGCGAGAGATCATTGCCTACATCAGGGCATGCTGTGATGCGGTTGGCTTGGTTCTGTATCCTGAAGCCATCCAGTTTGCTCAGCCGAAGTACGAGAGCGGGGAGATCCGGGCCATGCTGCCCAAGATCCAGTCCCGTGAGATGGAGGGCGACGCCGCCGACCCCATCGTACAGCAGAGCAACAAACTATTCAAAATCAACCAAGATATCGTGGACCGGCTTGCTGAGTTCCGCTTTGAGGTAAAGTCACGTGGCTGATTCACTAGCTAATGCCGGCGGTGGTGTTGGGGGCTTCAGCACCAGCACCCGCTCCCGCTCACTCAACTCCTACCCGAACCCGCACTTCGACCTTAGTAGCCAGGACATCCCCCTGACTATCAAGGAGCTGTTCAGGCACTGCCTGTTCCTGTACCTCAGCCACTCTGAGATCGCATCCCTCATCAACAAGAAGTGCTCCTACGTGATCACCGACCTTGTTTACGAGACGGAGAGTGCCAAGGTCAAGAAGGTCTGGAAGGAGCTGTTCGAGCAGCACCTCAACATCCCTGAGTTCGAGTACATGATGCTGCTCGACCTGGAGATCTTCGGTAACGCCTTCTGCTCATTCTTCTTCCCGTTCGAGCGGGGCCTGGAGTGCAAGAAGTGCGAGAAGACCACGGACATCAACGATGACCGTATGCAGTGGCACTACCGCGAGCACAAGTTCGTAGGCAAGTGCCCTGAGTGCAAGAAGACCACGCAGTTCGAGGTCAAGGATCAGCCGATCAAGCACAAGAAGAAGACCAAGCTCATCCGCTGGTTCCCTGAGTACATGCAGATCCTCAAGAACGAGGTCACGGGGAACACCAAGTACATCTACAAGATTCCGAAGTGGATGCGCAACGCGGTCAAGCGGTCTGAGAAGGACGCCAACAAGTACCTCGTCGAGGATATGCCCATGGTGTTCCTCAACGCGATCAAGAGGGGTGAGGACGTTCTCCTTGACCCCGAGACCTTCTACCACATGAAGATCGCTGGCCCCTCCTACTACGATCAGACGTTCGGCATCCCCCCTATGCTGGCGATCATGAAGGACGCCTGGCTCTACCAGACGTACCGCCGTGCCCAGGAGGCCATCGCCGTTGAGCACATCCTGCCGCTCCGTATCCTGATCCCCCGTCCGGTGTCTGGTGACCACTCACCGCACATCCACAATGACCTCGGTCAGTGGAGCCACCGCATGCAGAACATGATCAGCAAGTGGCGTCGGGACCCCAACGCTATCTTCACCGCCCCGTTCCCCTGCGAGGTTCAGAACATCGGTGGTCAGGCTCAGGCGCTGCAGGTTCATAACGACATGACCCAGCTTCGTCAAAGCATCGCTGTTGGTCTTGACATTCCGGCGGACCTTATCTATGGTTCCATGTCCTGGTCGGGCAGCAGCGTTACCCTGCGCATGCTGGAGAACCAGTTCCTGACCCGTATCGCACAGCTGGACCGATTGCTGTACAGCTTCCTGGTGCCCAAGCTTCGCGCATGGCTCGACCTGCCCGACATTAGCATCAAGCACCGCGACTTCAAGATGGCCGACGACGCCCAGCAGAAGCAGATCGCACTTTCCCTTCGCCAGACGAACACCATCTCCGACCAGACGGTCATCCAGGAGCTTGGCTTCGACTACTCAGAGGAGCAGGAGCGCAAGCGCAAGGAAGAGGACGACCGCAACGCTGTCCTTCTCCGTCAGATGGTCAGCCAAGCAGAAGCCCAGGGCCAGGCCCAGAGCATCTCTGCCAAGTGGGAGGCCATCGCTGCCCAGGAGCGTGAGAACGCAGCCAAGCAGGCCCAAGAGCGCGCTGAGCTTGAGAGCTACGGCGATGCTATGATGGACAAGACTGAGGCAAAGATCAAGGAGCTTGCCAGCCAGGCCGGTAAGGTCGACGGTGCAGACATCGGAGGCTCCGGCCTCCAGATGACCTCAGAGATCCTCGACACCCTTGCGGAGAACACCATCAAGGCAGTACCGCCGGAGCAGATGGACAACGAGATGCTTCGCCTCTCCAAGAAGAACCCTCAGCTGGCTGCCGCCATCCAGAAGCGCCTTGCACGCGCCAAGGAGTCCAGCCGTGCTGTACAGCCCCTACCTGAGCAGCGTGCACCGCGTAGCTCGAAGGCAGGCATCTGATGAAGAACCAAGTCAGCCGAGATCTCGCGCAGCGATCCTTTGAGAGCCTGGGGAACAGTCTTCGACAGACCCCGGCCCTCTCGGCTGTAGCCGCGAAGTTCACGAAGCAGCACACCGAGGCCGCCACCCGTCGGCGTCGCGTTGTACTGCTGGACATGAACGATGAGCGGGACGTAGAGTTTTGGCAGATCCTGCTGAACTCACCCGAACGATATAACGTCATTAGCCAGAAGGAGTCGCACCAGCGTGGCGAGTACGTCATTCGCATCTTCTTCGACGAGCTGGGCGAGGACCTTCCCGTCACAAAGACGAAGGAAGAACTGATCAAGGAGCACATCGATTGTATTCAGTAGAAGAAACATACGCCAAGCACGAGGAGCTTCTCGAAGCTATTCGTTCACGCATTGAGCAGTTCTTCCCGATCGAGTCGAAGAACCAGAGGACGCTCCGTCTGAACAACCTGCGTTGGGACCGTAAGGGCCGTGACGTCATGGGTAACCTCCGTGAGCAGAAGCAGGCCAAACTCAATGAGGGCTCCGTCACCTCCAAGCTCCTGGCTGACATTGACTTCGTCGATCAGGACGGAACTACAATCGACACACGCCGTGGTTACATCCTGCTGACCATGCCCCACATCACCGCCCGCAATTCCTACATTGTCGGTGGTAACGAGGTCCAGGTGGTCAACCAGCTTCGCCTCCGGCCTGGTGTGTACACCGAGGCCAAGGGCGACGACATCGTTCAGTCGCACATCAACACTAGCGCAGCGGGTTCGTACAAGATGCTCCTAGACCGTAAGAGTGGCATCATTCGGTTTAAGATGGGCTCCGACAAGAAGGTCCCCGCCTACTCCTTGCTCACCGCCCTGGGCGCCTCAACCAGCGAGATCCGCGATCTTCTGGGCGATCTCTTCCAGGTCAACGAGAAGGCCAGCAAGCTGGAGGCGGACACGACCAAGCTGCTGACCTCACTGCACCGCTACGCCACCCCTGGCAGCCTGCGAGAGAACCAGAAGGCCGTCAAGGACTTCCTGGCATCCAAGCCGCTGGACCCTGAGGTCACCAAGATCACCTCCGGGGTCTCTACTGACAAGATCGATCTGGCAGCAGTCAAGGCCTCCATTCGTCGCTGTATCGAAGTATCTAACGACCGCGGGAAAGAGGACGACACAGAGTCCCTCGCATTCAAGTCCATCCACTCCATGGAGGACTACATCCCTGAGCGTCTCGACCGCAACCTGCCCTCCCTCAAGCGTCAGGTCGCATACAAGATGCAGCGGGGCGACACGGTCAATGGTGTGCTCCCCAGCACCCTCCTGGGCCGGGTCATCAACGACTTCATGACCACCTCGGAGTTCACCCGCTACTCGGATCAGAACAACCCGATCGACATGAGCGCGGTGAGCTCAACCACCACCATCATGGGTGAGGGTGGTATCAGTAGCACCCAGGCAGTGACGGAAAAGGTTCGTGGGGTACACACATCACACTTCGGCGCCGTGGACATGCTCCACCAGCCGGAGGGTCAGCGCATCGGTATCACCAGCCACCTTGCGGTTGGCACCAAGAAGGTCGGCAACGACCTCGTCATCCGTGTCTTCGACGCCAAGACGGGCAAGCCTGTCGACAAGCCAGTCAAGGCCCTGATGCC